CTTGGGTGTGTTTTATCCATCTGGATTGACGACAGACAACACAGGTAAATCAATTGTAGTTCCACCATCACACATGATGATGAGAACACTGGCCAACAACGACAACATCGCTTTCCCATGGTTCGCACCATCGGGAACAAGAAGAGGTATCGTTGACAACGCCACATCAGTTGGTTACATAGACACGGCGTCTGGAGAGTTCCAAACAATATCTGTTACGGAGTCAGTGAGAGATTCAATGCATGAGGTCAAGGTTAATCCAATAACTTTCTTCTCAGGTGCAGGGATCGTGAACTTCGGTAACTTGACGAAAACATCGGCAAGTTCAGCGTTAGACAGAATCAACGTTTCAAGATTGGCAGTGTATCTAAGAACACAACTGGATGCTGTTGCCAAACCGTTCATATTTGAACCAAATGATGAGCTTACAAGGAATGAGATCAAAGGTGCGATCGAATCATTCTTGTTGGAACTTGTTGGTCAGAGAGCGTTATATGACTTCCTAGTAGTTTGTGATGACACAAACAACACACCTACAAGGATAGACAGGAACGAACTGTATGTGGACATAGCAATTGAGCCAATCAAATCAGTTGAATTCATTTACATACCGTTAAGAATCAAAAACACAGGAGAAATTGCAAAGTTAGGGAACTAATTTTGAATAAATAGGAGAAACAGATGGCAATATCAACTTTATCAAAATTTACAGTACCTTTAAGCAACGACCAGAGTTCAGCATCACAAGGATTATTGATGCCAAAACTACAATATCGTTTCAGATTGATCCTGGAGAATTTTGGAGTATCAACACCAAGATCAGAACTAACAAAACAAGTAATAGACACAACAAGACCTAACCTGACGTTCGACACAGTGACGCTAGATGTTTACAACTCAAAAGTTTATGTTGCGGGCAAACACACTTGGGAACCAATCACGATCAATCTAAGAGATGACGTCAACAACTCAGTGACCAAATTGGTTGGCGAACAGATCCAGAAACAGTTTGATTTCTTCGAACAGTCAAGTGCGGCATCAGGTATTGATTACAAATTCACAGCTAGAATTGAAATGCTAGACGGTGGTAACGGAGCGAGTGCTCCAAACGTCCTAGAGACATGGGAACTTTACGGTGCTTATGTTGAGAACGTTAACTACAACACACTGGCATACCAAACTTCAGAACCAGTGACTATCTCTATGTCAGTGAGATACGACAACGCGATACAGACACCTACAGGTACAGGCATCGGAACAGCAGTGGCTAGAACCATAGGTACTCTAAGTACTGGTGGTGGACAATAAAAATTAAGTTAACAATTATAAACATCAAAAGCGCCTTTATATGGCGCTTTTTTTGTGGCCATAAATACCAATATGCCAAGCATCAACAACTTCCTTAAAGGTTTCCAGGACGGCCTCCCAGGCATGAAGGACTACCGCCACGCGTCCAGACTGTACATAGACAACAATCACAAGTTGATGCCAAAACAGAAGTTCCTGTTCCACGTGGTGTTCAACACGGACGAGACCCTGTTCGTAGACAGTTTCAATACCAACGAGAGATACGAACTCAACATGCTGGTCAAGAGCTGTGATTTACCCAAGTACAACATGAGTGTTGAGGAGAAGACACAGTACAACAAGAAGATGTACGCGGCGACCAGGATTGCTTACGAGCCAGTAAACATCACTTTCCACGACGACCACGCTGACACCGTGAACGCGTTCTGGAAGAAGTACTACGAGTATCACATAGCGGATTCCGTTTCTATGAACAGCGACCTTCAGATATCAAACACGAAAGATGATCTTTATGACTGGGGCGACAAGAGGACCACAAACAAGTTTGGTATGGACACTCCCAATCAGAGGAAGAGACCATATCTCAAAGGCATAGAGATATTCGTGCTACATAAACAGAGATTCACATCGATGACCTTAGTCAATCCTGTCATAGGATCATTCAGCCACGACAATCTGGACCAGGCGGACGGTGCCGGTGTGTTGAGTAACACCATGCAGATCCTGTATGAGACAGTAATATACAAATCAGGCATAGTGAACAAAAACAATGTTCCGGGTTTCGCTACGGTTCACTATGACAACGAACCATCCCCGTTGACCGTGCTGGGAGGAGGCACAAATTCCATATTCGGCCCAGGTGGTGTGGTCGACGGCGTAGGGTCAGTTATAAGGAACGTGCAGTCAGGAAACATTTTAGGGGCTATACTGTCAGCATCAAATACCTACAACAATGCTAAAAAAATTAAAAAGAAAGATGTCAAGGAAGAACTCAAGGGCATAGCCAAGGAAGGAGTGCTAGAGGTAGGAAAACAAGCAGGTTCAATCACCAATCCTGTTGGAGCATTTACTGTTGGTGCGGCAGTGGCCGGGGCGGCGGTTATAGCCAGTGCGCGGGGCACCAGTGACAACAAGACCGGACAGAACAACACTGTTATATCAAACCCCACGATTGATACCGTGAACTTCCTGGGTGCGGATGAGGCATTCAATCTCGTTTCCAACGACACCAACGTGAGAAGTGAGATTGCGGCCGCATTATATTATCGGGACATCGGATCAAGGAAAGGCCTCACAGTGTCTGAATCTGACATAGAGTACGCAGGGTCGACTGCCGCAGTTCAGAACGTGTACACCAACAAAGCGATTACAGACATACGTCGACTGGTCACGGAAGGTTACATCAAAATTGAAAGATCAACACAGGATGTTGAGATCGCCACTGAGAAAGCAGAGTTATAATGGCAGAATTCTACACTAACCTACCACCCAAGGACAAAGACGAATTAGATAAAACAATAGAGAAACTGACGACCACTGACTACGAGACCGAGTACCAGTTCAACGTTGGAGAATATGACAGCACTGTGGCGTTCTTCGTCAAGCGTGGGTTTTCAAGGACGGCGGCGGAATCGACAGCATACGCGATCCTGTCGCAGGCCAAGATAGACAACATCAAGCCACAACAGATATTGGACCAACTCACTTACGCCTCACCAGCGCTTCTTTCAGAACTGATAACAATAATACTCAACGCCAACAGATACAAGTCCAGCAGACTGGGTGTCAGGCAAACGCTGACCACAAAAGAGACCGTATCTAGAAACATCATAGACTAATGATACCGAGGTTCGCTAGGGGCAAGTTCTCTCCCAAGAACGGAGACAAGTATGTTGGTACCAAGACTCCAACATACAGATCAAGTTGGGAACACGCGTTCATGAGGTTGTGTGACGAGCACCCAAACGTGTACCAGTGGGCAAGCGAAAGTATAAAAATCCCATATAGACATCCGTTCACGGGCAAATACACGGTGTACGTGCCAGACTTCTTCATAGTGTACATGGATAAAAACGGAAAGAAGCATGCGGAGATGATTGAGGTGAAACCCATGAGCCAGACCACGATGGAGTCCGCGGGAAAGAGCATGGCCAAGAAAAAACAGGTGGTGATCAACACAGCCAAGTGGGAGGCCGCGAGTGCCTACGCTAGACAGCGCAGGATTGGATTTAGGGTAGTATCAGAAGAACAGTTGTTCCATCAAGGCAAACGTAAGTAAATAAAACAATGACAAAGAAACTGGAAGACATACTTAATTTACCAAACGTCAAAGAAGCGTTCAAGGAAGTTGACAAGAAGGAAAAAGACAAGAAACTGAAGGAGTCCGGGCAAGACAATCCAAACAGTAAAAATCTAGACCCACAGACCGCCAAGAACCTACAAAAGAGCTACGCGGAGTTTGACAAGATAGCGGCCGCACTGCCACAGGTCAAGGGGCTGGGAGAATTGTCAGATCTAGAACTGGACAAACTGGCCATAGAAGCGGAAGAGAGCTACAAGAATCTCATGGACCTGGGCATGAACGTGGACTCACGTTATTCCGGGCGTATTTTCGAGGTGGCCAGCAACTTCCTGCGCAACGCCATAGACGCCAAGGGTAGCAAGATAGACAAGAAGTTGAAAATGGTGGAACTACAGCTCAAGAAGATGAAACTGGACCGGGACGGCAACAAGGACGGTGGGCCAGTGGAAGAAAGCGACGGATTCGTGATATCAGACCGTAACGAATTAATGAAGAAACTGCTCAAAAAAGACTAAATATTAGGTATGAGCACATTCACACAGTATCTAGCAGAATCAACCAAGTCATATGACTATAAAATTAAGATCGTGGGCGCATCCAAAGACATTGATAAAAATGCTTTGGAAACAGCACTTCAAAAATTCGATCTTGCCAACATGTCAGCGGGCAAGACCACACCCATAATGACTCAACCACTTGATTTTCCTATGCTGAGCAACGAACAAGTGACGATATTTGACGTGACGACGAACTACCCAACCACAAGCAGAGAGATGAAGGAATACCTTTCAGACATCATGAGGATCCCTGCGACACACATAGTGGTGAGGAAACCAAATGAGCCAAGCGAGGAATACCAAACGCAGATGGATGTGGCCAAGAAATCAGAATACAGGAACAAACTGCACGACATCGAGTATTCAGACATGGCAAAAATTAATCCAGAAGACTTCCACAGCACAAAGGCCAACATGAGCCTGCTCAAAGAATTATTAAAAGACAGAGAAGCCCACGCACTCAACATGGAAGTGGGCAAAGACAACAAAACACAAGAAACACAGAGCAATGAAGAAGAAGGAACACCTAGTCCTCTGTCAAAAGCATCAAACCCACACCCAGACCCAAAAAGGAAATAAGCCATGGAAATGATTGACGTATTACAGAAACTAAAAGAGATAGCAGAATCAAAACCTGAACTGGTCAAGGACGCTGTGGACAACGTGTCAAGGACCAATCCAAAAGTGGACGAGAGCAGGATGAAGGACTACCTGCACGACGAGGCGGAGAAACTTTCAAGGGAAGAATTCATCAAGAAGCACGGCAAGAGCCTGGCAGGTTTCTGGGACTCAATCAATGGATCACAGGAGGCCACGGAGAGCAAAAGTAAACCAGACTTCCTAGACATGGACAAGGATGGCGACAAGAAAGAGCCAATGAAGAAGGCGATCAAAGACAAAGAGATGAAAAAAGAATCAGTTAACGAAGCCATACAGATCTCAACAGACAGTCCACAAGAAGCATCAATGATGATGCAGATCCTAAAACTAGCAGGTGTACAACCTGTTGACGCGGCGATGATCGGTGCTGAAGAACCAACCGCAGAACCAGAGATGGATCAAGACGATGCGGCGGGTTCAATGGACATGGCTAGAATGAGGGACATCATCAAGAAACCAGAAGAAGAACAAGCAGAAGAGACATTCGCAAACGAGCCTGAAGAGAAAGTACAAGACATAAACACACTGGTCAACGTGCACTCAGGTGGACTAAACAGGAACAAGAAAACATACCCAAAAGTTGCCAACGGTGACAACCCAATGGCGGCGGAAGACCGGATCACAGAAGAGGATCTGGCCAACAGTCTGAGGAATCAATACGAGAGTTTCAAGGAAGCATACCAGAACGAGGCCAAGAAAGCGCAATCACCATACGCGGTGGGCATGGCACAGGCGATGAAGTCAACCGGTGACAAACCACCTCTGAAAAAGAGCACCATCAAGAAGGCTCATGACATCGCCAAGAGTGTAGAGAAGTCGCAAAAGTAATACTTTTCGCAGTACATCTACCATCTTAAATACTACACCATGGCATATGTATCACTAGACAGCGACCAGATCAAGAAGGCCAACAAGAAACACAAGTACACCAAGGAACAGGTCGAGAAACTCGAGAAGTGTATGGATCCCAAGACGGGTCCTCTGTACTTCATGAAGGAGTTCATGAAGATACAACATCCTGTCAAGGGTTCCGTGAAGTTCGAACCGTATCCGTACCAGGAGAGGTTGATAGAGAGCTACAATGATCATAGGTTCAGTATAGCCATGCTACCCAGACAGACGGGCAAGACAACATGTGCCTCTGGATATCTGATATGGTATGCCATGTTCAGACCCGATTCACAGATCCTGATCGCCGCACACAAATACGCAGGAGCGTCCGACATCATGAGCAGGGTGCGTTATGCCTATGAGATGTTGCCATCGTGGATCAAGGCCGGCGTCACACAGTACAACAGGAACTCGATAGAATTCGACAACGGATCAAAGATAATGGCGACCACCACAACGGAAAACACGGGACGGGGTATGTCACTGACACTGATATACTGTGATGAGTTCGCGTTCGTGCAACCACCAGAGAAGGCCAAGGAATTCTGGACATCGCTGTCACCAACACTGAGTACAGGTGGTAAGTGCATGATCACATCAACGCCGAACAGTGACGAAGACCAGTTCGCCATGATCTGGAAAGAGGCCAACAAGAGATTTGACGAGTACGGCAACGATAAGATCACAGGAACCAATGGTTTCTACGCCATGAAGGCACACTGGTCGGAACACCCCGACAGGGACCAGGCATGGGCAGACGCAGAGAAGGCCAGGATCGGGGAAGAGCGATTCCGTAGGGAACACGAGTGTGAGTTTTTAATCTTTGACGAGACTTTGATATCAAGTATCGTGCTAGCAGACATGGAAGGCACACCGCCCGTAGAGACCACGGGACAAGTGCGTTGGTTCAAGAGACCCACCCCCGGACACACTTACATGGTTTCATTGGATCCATCGATGGGTACGGGAGGCGATTACGCCGCGATTCAAGTGTTCGAACTGCCGACATTCGAGCAAGTGGGTGAATGGCATCACAATCAAACCCCAATGAATCAACAGATACGTATCCTACAGGGTATTAACAAACACATCCATGACACTATAATGGAACAGGACTCCACAGCCACACCGCAGATATTCTACAGCATGGAGAACAACTCAATAGGCGAGGCCGCGCTGATGCGTGTGATGGACATTGGAGAGGAAAACATCATGGGCATGTTCCTGTCTGAACCCATAAGGAAGGGACACAGGAGAAAGTTCAGGAGGGGGTTCAACACCACCGCCAAACACAAGATCGACGCCTGTACAAAATTCAAGGAATTGATAGAGAATGATAAGATGAAGATCAACTCGCAACTGCTTATTTCAGAGCTCAAAGATTTCGTGGCCACGGGCATGAGCTACAAGGCCAAGCCTGGACAGCACGACGACCTCGTCAGCGCGTGTCTGTTAATGACTCGTATGATGAAGGTGCTGGCGGACTTTGATCCTAAAATATTCGAGAAATGGACGGACAGGGCGTCAGAGATCACCCCAATGCCCATCTTCGGATCGTTCACAGGATAATAAATACGCTATATGAATCCAAAAACATCGCAAGAC